TCTGGGAACAGTGGGCTTGCTGGAAGGGCTGCCGTTTCTGAAACCCGACATAAGAACCGCATTTTCAACCCTCTTGAACTGTTTGGGGCGACCATCATCGCCGGGGGGACGGGCGGAGCTGGTGGGTCTTCTGGGGGAGGCGATGGAACCAACAACGGTGGAGCAGGTGGGGCTGGTGGATCTGGTGCGGGTTGTTTTTTCCTGCTCTGCAATATTCTCGACAACTCTGGGACCATCAACTCAAACGGTGGAGCTGGTGGAAACGGGTTCACCCCTGCCTCTGGGAACACTGGCGGCGGTGGCGCAGGTGCTGGTGGTGGGGGTGGGTTCATCCTCATTGGGGCAAACGTGGTCAAGAACTTAGGGACCATCCAGGCAAATGGCGGTGCTGCGGGTTCTGCCGGATCTGGGCACGGAACAGGCACTGCGGGTGGGGCTGCTGGTGCTGGCAGCCAGGGGACGATTCTTGTCTACGAGGCATACTCAGACACCTATAAACAGTCGCAAAGTGGGGCATAACAAATGGCAAGAGAGATCCAGTATGTCGGCGTGTCCGGCCTCACCATCTATGCCAGGATATTTCGTCCCACAGACGGCTATGTGTGGAACACGTCCGGCACCCCTGCTTTTGAAGCAGCTGTTGCTGGGAACGTTGCAAACTACGTTATCAGCCTGACAGAGGACGCCCTGGGGGTCTACGTGGCAACCATGCCCTCGGGTATCACCGTTGCCGGAAACTACTCCTACGTTGTCTACAGAGGCTCTGGCGCAGCATCAGACCCCATTTTGCCGGGTGGCCAGGGTGGGTACGTCCCCTGGTCGGGATCCGCCCTCACGAACCATCTCGTGAACGTCCAGCAGTGGCTGGGAGGCACGATCCCAGCCCCCAACGTGACCGGGGTGCCGCTTACCGACGTCAAGTATATCCTGGGGACGCTCAGTGCGGGTGCCGCAGGATACTTTGGCCCGGACTGGGGTCATATCAATGCGGCGTCCTCGACCGTGAATCTATCGGGCACCACTATCTCCACAGTCTCCGGCGCGGTGGGATCCGTGACGGGTGCGGTCGGCAGCGTCACGGGGGCCGTCGGAAGTGTTACTGGCAACGTGGGAGGCAGCGTTACCGGTGATGTCCAGGGCAAGGTGCTTGGGGGCGGCGCCTCCTCGATCACGGGGACCGGCGTTCAGGCGTCGCTTGCATCCGGCCAGGTGGTCGCCTCGGTTTCGGGCAGTGTTGGATCAGTGACGGGCGCCGTGGGTTCGGTGACCGGGAATGTAGGAGGGAATTTAATTGGCAACGTCAACGGAAATGTCGCCGGCAACGTTTCAGGAACAGTGGGCTCCGTTACAGGCGCAGTGGGCTCTGTTACAGGGGCTGTGGGCTCGGTCACAGGCAACGTCGGCGGAAACGTCGTCGGGTCGGTTGCCTCTGTTACAGGCGCAGTTGGCTCAGTTACTGGCAACGTGGGAGGCGATGTCGCAGGAAAGCTTCTTGGTGGAGGTAGTAGCAGTATCACAGGGGCTGGCTGCCGAGCAGACCAGGTTACAGGAAGCGTTGGCTCTGTCACCGGCGCCGTCGGAAGTGTCACCGGCGCCGTCGGGTCCGTAACCGGAAACGTTGGTGGCAACGTCACCGGCTCGGTGGGCAGCGTCGCGGGGAACGTGTCCGGCTCGGTGGCCTCTGTGGTGGGCGCGGTCGGCTCGGTGACCGGCGCGGTGGGGAGCGTCACCGGTGGCATTGGGGGGAACCTGACCGGAACGATCGGTGGGTACGCTTCAGGGCAGTCGCCAGCGACCCTGGTGCTCGATGCGGTCCAGGCGTCCCACAACACGGCCGGAACGATCGGGTACGATATCGGGCTCTCGGGCTCGGGTGGCGGCGGTGGCCTCACGACAGGCCAGGCGGCGCAGCTCGCGGCCGTGGCCGGAACCTCCGCCGAGCTCCAGACCTTCATCGAACCCGATTCTGGTTCGAACTATCGCTTCTCGGCCGCCGGTCTCCAGAAAGCGCCAACCGGCACCAGCCTGATCCCCAGCCCGCCCGTGTCGGCCTCGTTTGCCTTCACGGTCGCGGGCCTCAATGAGATCATGCTGCTGCTGTTTAACAACGCGTCCTGGGCCGGTCTGGGCGACTCGACCGGGGTCGTGGGGTCCGCCTCCGCCGGTAACCTGTACCTCTCCTTGCACAACGCGGATCCGGGCACGGGCGGGAACCAGTCCACCCACGAAACCGCCTACACCGGCTACGCCCGCCTCGCTGTCGTCCGGTCAGGCTCGGGCTGGAACGTGGTCGGGGACACGACTAAAAACGCGGCGGATCTCCTCTGGCCCACCTGTACCGGTGGATCCGACACGATCACCTATATGGGTATCGGCACGGCGGCTTCCGGGACCGGGCTCCTCCTTTGCCGCTGCCAATTGAATACTCCGCTCGGGGTGACCACCAACGTCATTCCCCGGCTGCTCGCCAACGCCCTCACGCTGCAAGGACCCTGATGCGAAAACGATTTCTGATTGCTTTACCACTCGCTGCGCTTTTCGTATCGTGCGGGAGTGTGGACAAAGTCCTCACGGCCCGCGTCGCGCCCGATCCCCTCGCCGCCTCCTATGTCGGGCCTCAGACGTATCCGGTGCGCTGGAAACAGCCGATCGTCACCTACGCCAGGGACGGTGGACACACCTCGATCCCGGGTGTGGACTCCTATGACACCGCACGAAACCAGTTCAAGCGCTGGTTTGGGTACACAAATGGCTTGAGGCTCGTTGAGGTCGAGGGATCCGCTGACATCACGATCCATTTCGTGAAAGCGGGCGTCGTGGACGGAGTCGCCCAGGACGGCGGGTACCAGGGCTACACGCAGCTCACGGTGGAGTCCGATACGAAAAAAGGTGGAGATCCGAACAAACTGGTCAAGGTGGATACCTACATTGACGAAAGTCTCCCCCAGTGGCGGATGGCCGCGATTGGGCTGCACGAGTTTGGACACGCGCTGGGCATTCGGCAGCACTCTCCGGAACCTGCCGATATCATGTACCCCGCACCACCCAACTACGCGATTACCGAGGTGAGGCTCACACAGGCGGACGTCGATTCGATGACGGCGATTTACCAGGGTTTGACCACGGCAGGTCAGTAATGCCGACGTACGCGGACGCGGGCGGTACGATGGATCTTCGGATCTGGGGGTGCGGTGCGGTGCCCCTCGAGATCGCGCCCATGTACGCCGATATCCCGGTGAGCGGCAGCGTCAATGCGCCGTGCCGCCGGGAAAGGGCGACCGCGCCCTGCACGACACCGACCCGCAAATCCCGCAATACCGACCCCTGCGACACCCTGACGCCGTTCCTTTTGGAGATGGGCCGGGTGCTCTTTATCCAGGATGGATTTTCAACCGGCGGGGAGATCTCAACCGGCGAAGGGATGATCTATGCGGGTCTGTCGGGGGCGTCCTCGGTCGTGTTTGGCGGGCGGACCTACCTGTGCCCGAACGTGCTCGATTACTATCCGGGCGAGATCATCGGGCACAACAACCCGGCCCAGAGCACCGCGCGCTATTACACGCCAATCACCCAGCCTACCAACTGGACACCCCAGACCGACGGCTACACAATGATCACGTTTGCGCTCGGGCAGTACTCCTCGGCCGGGCCGAACACCCGCGTGTATCAGTGTTTGGCGATCAACTCGCAGAACCCGAACGTGGGCACCACGCCCCACTGGCTGCTCCACGGCCAGGACACCGACGGCTCGAATCAATATGCGGAGCGGGTCCGGGTCCAGGGCGCCAATGGAAACCTGGTCGGCCAGGACATCGAGACGATGTTTGCCGTCGATAACGGAGCCTGGTCCGGGGGCAGTTTGGGCCCGGTTGCCTGGGGGTGGGGAACCGTCTCGGATGGGACCGTGAAGCAGACGTTCTGGCAGCACAACGACGGGACGGTCGAATTCAACGCGCCGCTCGGGGCCGGATCGAGCTACACGCAGGCGTTTCCTCCCAGCCCTTGTGTGCACCTTTTTATCCACGGCGAAACGACGTATGGGACCTCCTCAGACGCCCAGATTGCCGGATCGATCATCGTGCCGTACGGCATGACCCAGGCGCAGATCCAGGCCACGTTTGATGGCTGGAACGCAGGACTTTCTTTATCGGTTTCCCCGTGCCCGCCCTCGCGCCGGCGTAAGGTCCGGGCAGCGTGCGAGAACATCACCCGGAAAACGGACTAATGGAAACGCTTCAACCGTACCTGGATGGACCCTTTGTTGGGATCGACCTGGACTCCCCCGCCGAGATGCTCGCGCCGGGCGTCCTGACCCAGGCGGACAACGTCTTCCTCGACTCCGGGGACCTGGTTACGCGTCCCGGCTGGGCGGCGATGCTGACGACACCTGTGGGAACCGGACGGCGCATCACAAGCGCTTTCCCCTTCCGGTACTCCGGGGAAAACTACGCGCTGCTGGCGATCCGAAACGCGGGCGCCACGGGGGACCAGATCTGGCTCTGGCAGGAGTCCGCGCCCACGGTTTTCCAGAACTCGGGTGGGCCGCTCTCCCCCTCCATCCTCTTTAACTCCGGCCAGGTGCAGTTCGCCCAGCTTCGGGGCTACGTCTTTATTTCCGGCTCCCAGGACGGCAAACTGTACCGGTTCTCGGTGGATCTGTCGGATCTCACCCTGGAGCCCACGGTAGGCGGCACGGCCGGGGCCACCACGCCCACACGCAAGGTGGCGGCGGTGATCGGGTCCCAGGTGTTGGTCGATTGGTCCACTTGCACGATTGATTCGGACACCGGCACCACCTACGTCCCCCAGACGCAAAGCACCGTGGGGTGTACCACCACGCCGACGCTCGCCCCGAACCTGCTCGATGGGGGCACCTGGCAGGTGTTTTCCGGCGAGGTCGAGGCGCATTTTGGCTCCTTTATCGATCCGGTGAATCCGACCCAGCGGTATCTGCGGCTTGATTACCCGACGGATTCGGTGCTCGTGCTGGCGCCGTTTACCTCCGCCTCCAAATACAACACCCAGGCGAACGTGGTGAACCGCTACACGAACCAGTTTGTGGTCAGTTTGCCCATGCGCGGTACTTCCGCCAATTCCGCGCTTCTGGTGACCGTGTACGCCTATAACACCGCCTCGCCCACGATTGGAACGACGGCGCCGATCGCCCAGATCACCAAGCTCTTTACCCCGACCTCCACCAGCGCTCCGCAGACGATCAGCCGCACCTTCTCGTTTGCCGGTATCGTCGATGACACCCAGGTGCTCTCGGTCGGCGTCCTGATCGCCGGTGGCCCCAACGTCGATACCCCAGACTCCGGCCCGTATGTGGGCGGCATCACGGTCACCCCGCAGCCACCCACCGGAAGCGCCGGGACCTACGAAGCGTACCAGACCAGCGTCACCGGGTCCGGATCCGGGGTGAGCCTTGGGATCTCCATCCAGCCTACCGTGAGCGATCCGCAGGGCGACGACTCGACCACGCTGCTTTTTGGCTACAACCGGGTCGGGATCAATCTGGGATCCTCCACGGCGATGTTTGCCACGGTGGAGGGGATCGCCATTCCGGTCACCGAGTACTTGTCCCTAAACAGCTACAACGTCCAGCTCGGGTTTTTGTCGAGTTTAACCTCTCCCCCGGTCTATATCCCGCTTACCCGAGTCGTTGACACGACCGGAACGTACTGGGTGGCGGACCTTTCCACGATCAACTCCAATGCGATCTTGTCGGCGACCCAGTGGCTGGAGCTCAACTGGCTCCAGGACCTCACCACCACCGGCACCCTGGTGGAGAGCCCGACCCAGGTCTTTGCGCTCGGAGCGCTGACGGATGCGGGGCCGCTTTCGGTCGGGTACAACACGTACGAGTACCGCTACCGGGAAAAGACCGCGACCACGCTCTATACCTCCAAGGCGACGCTTGCGTCAAACTCGATCACCCCGACCCAGTACAAAAGGACCGGTTTGGCGACCGTGTCCGGCTCGGTCCCGCAAAACTCCGGGGCGGCGCTGGAGTGGTGGCGCCGAGGCGGGACATTTGCGGACGGGCTGTGGCGAAAGCTTACGGAGCTGGACACGCCCGGCTCCGACTACTCGGACGCGTTTGTTTCCTGGGACCACACGACCCGGACCTTAACCGATCAGACGCCGGACTCGGCCTTGCTGGATGTGGATCTCTTAACCGATCACGATCCGCCGCCGTTTGGCGCCAATTCCATCTACGCGCGCGCGGTCGGCGTCCACGGCCCACGGGTGGTGGTGGCGACCGATGACGGGATCTACCTGTCTCAGGTGCCCCAGGCGCTAAACGATCCGGGGATGTACTGGGACCTGGTGACCGACCCCCTGGCGGTGGACGTGTCGATCCGGGGCCTCTATACCAAATTGTCCGGTCAGCAGTACGTGGGCGGCGACACGATCCAGCGCCTTTTGGTGATGAACGATGACCTGGTGATCTTCTTTCGGACGTCCCGGTACCAGCTGATCGGCACGGACCCCTCGAACTACCAGGTCCGGCGCTACGAGTCGGACCGGGGCCGGGGCCTTTTAACCCCGACCGCAGTTGAGGTGGCCGGGGGGCTGGTGTGGTACATTTCGCAGGACGGCCTGAGAGCCTGGGACGGGGTAAACGATGCCCGGCGCGTTCAAGGGATCGAGCGGGCCGTGTACCCGGCCGGGCTCTTTGCCGGGCTTGAGCCCAATTACGCGGTGCTTGAGCAGTCCTGCCTGGAGCTGTCTGCCGGCCGGCTTTTTTTGACCGCGCCCTACAACACGTCCGATACCGAGTGCACCGCGCTTTACGTGCTCGATTCCCGGTTTGGGTGGGACGTGAAAAAAGACCGGGACGAGCAGATCCTGTCCCCGTCGGCCTGGACCCGCTGGTGGATTCCGGACGGCTCGGGCGGTCGGCGCGGGATCGGGTGCCTGTGGACGTTTGGCAACACGCCGGCCTCTGGCGTGTCTGCGGTGACCGACACGCTCTACGCAGCCACCTCCGACGGGCAGCTGTGGCGCCTCCAGGCAACGCAAGGCGATATCCTGACGGCCGGTGGGTCGCCGGTGGCGGTGGCGGTTTCCATCACGTCCCGAAAGTTTCGCGTGCCGGACGTGTGGCTCAGGCCCGAGCGGCTCACCGCCCGGTGCTATTGCTCCGATGCCAGTCCGACGGCCACCTTCTCCGTGATCGGGGACCAGACGTATAGTTTGTCTTACTCGCTTGACCAGGGTCAGAACCAGCTGAGAAACCTCGAAATCCCGCACGACTCGCGGGGGAATACCCTCCAGTGGCAGGTGACCGCCTCCACCGTGGCGGCGTTCCGTTTGCAGGAGATGATCCTTAAAGTCTCGCCTGAAGGCGGGGCGCACTAATGAGCCGGTACCGCGCCGGCACGGCGGACCAGTCCGGGTATGACTCGGACCGAGCGGATCTGCTCACGACGATTCGGGGGCTCACGCAGCGGATTCAGTCACTCGAGAATACCGGAGCCAAGCGCCCCACCTCCGGCACCACGATCCAGCAGACCACGACGATTGTCAGCGGGGGTGGTGGGTCCTCGGTGTCGGCCTCCGACAGGGCCTGGTGGAATACGGGCGGGGCACTGACCGAGGTGGCGCTAAACAACACGACGGATGTGGGTGCCGATGGTAACTACTGCATCCTGACGCTGACCTCGAATCACACCTTTGTGCTGCCAACGGTAAATAGCACGATACTCGGACGCCCTATTCGCTACCGGCTCGACTCGGGCGCGTTTATCGCAACGCTTTCCGCCGCTTCTGGCCAGAAGGTGTTCTGGTCCTCGGATAGCACCGGGCAGTCGTCCTGGCTACTCGGGCCGCAGCCGCAAGACGTTCTCTTCATTGCGGTTATCGTGGGTGGGGTTTATGGATGGCGGGTTGCTGATAGATACCCCTACTACAGGCCGATAGTCGTCTCGACAACGTCGAGCCCACAGCCAGGGGACCATATCAGAGTAGCGACCGGGACGAGAGTTGTTCTGTCGTTTCTCCCAGACGCAAGCCTCTGCTTAGGGGACAGGGTCCTCCTTGAGGTGATCTCTGGTACAGGTGGGCTAAGACCCTCCCCGGTGTCCGGCCAGAGCATCTTTCAGCCATTCGGGATACCAACCGGCATCAGTGGTGCCCCCTATCAGTTTTACCCAATCGGGTCGCTGATTGAGCTGGAGGCAGCCGTCCAGGCAAACGGGACAACCTTTGGCTGGGACATCATCAGCAACTACAGAGCCGGGGTGTCAGCGGATTTCAGCCCCATCATCAGCACCCAGTCAGGGACAACGTACACAGCTCTCTCGACAGACGACGTGGTCATCTTCACGTCGACCTCTGCGTGTACGCTCACCCTCCCAGCAGCCTCTGCTTACTCAGGGAAGATCCTCAGGGCACACAAGGCCACGACAGGGAACCTCACTGTAACAAGGGCTGGATCGGACACGATCAATGGTGCCACCTCTGTCACTTCGACCACCGCCACCGGTGCGTCCATTTCTGTTTTTTCCGACGGTGCCGCCTGGTACCTCGTTGTTCAGGTTTGAAAGGGAAAACAAATGCCTCCGTGGCTTTCTTCCGTACTCGGCGGAGCGGCGTCCTTCGGGCTTTCGAGCCTGTTTGGCGGCGGTCCGAAGGTCAATCCGTACTACCAGCAGATGCAGGCCCAGGGGCTGGCGGGCCTCGGCCAGGTCGCGGGCCAGGCCGGGCAGCTGGGCGCCCAGGGCCGCGAGCTATCGTCTTACACGATGCCCGCCTATACCCAGCAGCTCCAGAACGTGGGCCAGATGCTCACGCAGGATCCGTACACCGACGCCTACCGCACCGCCCAGATCAACCAGGCGACCGGCGGGGTGGGGTCCGCATACCAGCAAGGCGCGGCCCAGCTCCAGTCGCAGCTGGCGCAGCGGGGCCTCGATTCCTCGGGTCTGATGGCCGGGGGCCTGGCGGACCTGGACGCGTCGCGTGCCGGTGCGCTCGCCTCCCCAATGCTTGGCGTTGGGCTAAACGCGGTCCAGACCCGGACGGGGAACAACCTGCAGTGGATGGGGCTGCTGGGCTCTGCCAACCAGGACGCGACCAACATGCAGCAAAACGCCAACCAGCAGCAGATGGGCGCGTACGGCCAGATGGGCAGTCTCGCCAATCAAGGCCAGGGGCAGAACCTCCTGAACAACCAGTACCAGCAAAACATGTGGCAGCAGCTGATGGGCGGCGTGGGCGGCGGCCTTGGCAATATCTTCGGCAATCCGGGCACCGGACGGCGCTACGCACCAGGCGCGTTCGGACCCGGCTTTGGCACCGGTTACGGACCGTAAGGAGGCCCACGATGATGGATCCCGGATACCTTTCCTTCCTTGGCAACGCGCTGTCAGGCTATCAGGCCGGACGACAGCAGATGTTTCAAAACAACCAGACGCTCGCCCAGCAGCAGCTTCAGCAACAGCAGCAGGACCAGCTCGACCAGTACCGCCAGGCGGCGCTTGCGGAACAAATGCGGGCATCGATGGCGAACGAAGGGCTTCAGGGCCAGGGGCTTTCCAACCAGTTCACGCTCGGGCTCGGGAACCTGGGCGTGAGTCAGCAAAACGCGAACACCCAAATGATGGGAACCGCCGGGCAACTGGCGCTCGGTGGGCAGCGCAACCTGATCGACGCGGCCGGCGTCATCCCCGGCCTGTTCTCCGCGCTCGGCAATACTGGTGGACTGTCTCCTCAGGACCGGGCGTCCGTGGCGAATGGCACGCTGCAGTCCATCGGTCTCGGAAACGTGGCCGTCCCGCAGATATCCTTAAATCCGGTCTCCACCGCCCAGATCGCGGCAACGAACGCCGGAACGCTCGGGTCACTCGCCGCCACAGGCCAGAACTTTGTGGGCGCGCCGCCGGCGGCCGCTGCCAGTTTCACGAGCCAGGCGAACAACATCACCGGGAGCGTGGGACTGCCTCCGATGCCAAACACCGGCGTGATCCCGCCCTCGCCGGCGACCCGGCTTACCCAGACCCAGACGCAAGTGGAGGCCCAGCAGCCCGGAATCCAGAAGCTTGGGATCACGACCCAGGCGCAAACGGCCGCCAATGCGCTCGCGGAAACCACCCACTTTAACAACGCCCAGGTGGCGCTTCAGGCACTCCAGATCCGGAACGCCCCGATGATGTCGCTGATGGGCACGATCTCGTCGGCGAACGATCAGTACGCCAAATCCACCCAGGAGCAGCTGGCGCAGGCGGCCAAAGACAATTCCGGCCAGCTCCAGGCGTTACTCACCCAGCGGCAGCAGATCCAGGCGCAAATGGGGGAGCTGACCAAGTCGATCGCGACGAACGTGGTGGTGGCAAACAACCCGGCCATGCTCTCCAACGTCCAGGCGTCGCTCAAAGATTACGCCCGGCAGCTCGACGCGATCGAGGGCAAGATCACCACCGTGGTCGGCAAGCAGACCGTGCTCCAGGATCAATGGGGCTCGCGTATGAAAGGGATCATCTCCCCGCAAGCGGTGATGCAGATGCTGCAAAAGGCCAGAGGGGCGATGGTGCCCGGAGCGCAGTCCGCTCCGGCTCCGGCGGCTCCGGGGGCCGGTCTCTTTAACCCGTACGGCCTGCCGGGGATGGGAGGCTAACCATGTTTCGTGGTCCGGATCCCCTGACGCCCTCTTTGGCGGGTCCCACTCCGCAGCTAAACCCTGCCCAGGGACTGACCCCGCCAGCGCCAATCCCCATTAACTACCTGATGGGGCTCACCGCACCGGCGCTCCCAGGAATGGCTACCGCGTCCTCCTCGATGCTGACGCCGCCGGCCATGCCTCCCATGTCGCCCCTGCCGACGCTGCCGACGCTGTTCAACAATCCGCTGTTCGGGGTGCCCGGCACGATCCCCCAGGCGCTGGGCCAGCTGGACTGGCAAAACATCGAGCGCCAGCGCTGGGACGCGATGGGCAAATCGCTCCTGGCGGGCCAGGGGATCGGATCGGCGGCCGCCGTGCCCGTGCCGCCGGTGCCGGTCCGGTTTGGCGCCGATCAGCGCAATGCGATGAACGCTCCCGTGGACGCCTTCATGGACCGCCAGGTGGCGCCGCGCCTCGAGACGCTGGGGCGAAACGCCGCATCCGCTGCCATTCCTCTCCTTACTGGTGCGTTTACCGGTGCGGTCGGAGGATCGCTCTTTGGCGGGCTGGGGGCAATCCCTGGCGCGATCGGCGGGGCGGCCTTTGGCCTGGGCGGTGCGCTCGGGGCAGGTGCGCTGCAGAACGCGGTAGGCCCGATGGTGACCGGCCAGTCCTACTGGGACCAGCAGCAGGCGCGCGAAGCGCAGCTAAACGCGCAGCACCCCCTGTGGGCCGCTGCGGGCCAGGTGGCCCCGGCACTGCTTACCGGGAGCCCCTTAAACGTCGGCGCTTTAATGTCGGGCGAAGAAGGGGCACTCGGGAACGCGGCCGCGCAGTACGGCGCCGGTCTGGGGATGGAAGGCGTCAATCAGCTGATGTCAGGCCAGTTTGACCCAGGGCGCCTCTTTGGGATGCCGCTTTTGAACACACTGGCCGCCGGCGGAGGATCCACAGAGCTGGGGGCAGCGTTGCACGCTTCAGGGGAAGCGTTTGGCGGGCAACTGGCCAAGTCGTTCCAGGTCCTGCCACCAGAGACACAGGGCGGTACGATTCTCGGTAGCGGACTCGGCGGAGCACAGGGCGCACTGCCGCTTCATTTCCCCACCACGACTCCGGATTCTCCCGAATGGACTGTTTCTGCGTCGGGAGTCGCTTCAAAAACATCCTTGCCTGTGGATGCACTCAAGCCGTCGGATAACCGGTACCTGTTCCTTCCACAAGACGCCGAAGCACTGGCGAAATACGCCCACGACAACAACCTGCGAATCCAAAACCAATTTTACTCGCCGAGCGCGACCGGTGATTACACACCATCGAATCCGGATGCTCCCTACTGGCAGCGACCGGAAAACAAGATCGTCCTTCCTGGTGGTGTCGGTATTGCTCAGATTGACCCGAACTACGGGGTGATCACGGGGAGCAGTGGGGCGCCTTTCGCAACGCGACTGTTCCGCCAAGGATTGCCGGCGGGAAGCGTCAAAGGGTCCGATGTCCCACAAAATGCGTCTATCACAGCGTATGTTTTGCATCCTGCCCGTAATGCTTTCCAGGAAACGACGCCGCTACGGGCTTACCTCCAGGAAATCCAACAGCGTGTCGAAGACGGGCAGCTTGATCCCCACGAGATTGATCTGGTTGTTGGGCACTCTGCCCAAAAAGCAGGTGCGCCTAATATCACGACACTCAACGATGCTATTAACGATTTGCGTAACGGTGGAGTTGAACTGAATACTCTGGCGAAACGAAATGAGTTTGTCGGCACGCTATCTGGTGACGATATCAGATCGATAGCCGGACACCCTGGCTTGGACGTCGCCAAAGGCGCGGTGGACTATCAGGGGGCGGGTCCCTATCGAACTGTTGCTATAGGGCTTCAGGACCCCACAAAACCGATGCAAACGCTGCCACAGATGGGGCTAAGCGCCAACCCGGATTTCAATGTGGGTATACCAGGATTACGCCTGGGAGACACCGCCAATGTTCCGGTTTTCGATCTGGCCCGCCAGTCTATACACGACGATTTTTGGCACGCGATACAATCAGGGAACACCGATGCGATTCGGAAGGTAGTCCGGAGCTTGGACATGTTCAACCGCCCAAGCCTTGAAGCCACCCCGGATTTATTGGCCCGGTTAGCGTATCCCTTGGAAAGGTCGCAGGTCGGAAATGGAAACGGAAGTACCCAAAATGGTGGAAGCCCCAGTACAATCCCGCAAGAAGCTATCGGAAATGACTCCGGAGGAACGGGAAGCGCTTTTCGACAAGGCCCACAAGAAGGCGGTGCAGGAAATCCAGGAGCAGCAGGAGATGTCGGAGTACCTGGAGGACGCAGCCAACCGGGCAATGTGGAAGAAAACGCCCCAGGAAACGGCGGACCTGATCCGGGGACTGGCGCATCCAGTACCCCAACTCCCGAAGGAGTAGTCCCGCCAAAACCGACGGGGACAAATCCCACAAACTCTCCGCTGGGCGACCAGGTGGGCGACATCCAATTGATGGGGTCCCTGGGGCCCGCCGGCGTGCTCGCCCATGCGTTTTTGTCCGGCATCACCTCCAAGGATCCCACCGGGTCGACTCCCATCCAGAACCTCCTCACTGTCCGCAAGGCGATGCAGATGTCGCCGTCCTCGATCTTTGGCCGGGTGCTCGTCGAGAACTCGGTGTCGGAGCTCGGGAACGAACTGGCCCGGCTCCCGGCCGCGATCGGGGACGCGGCTCGCGTTGCGGCCGCCAAAGGCCTGATCGGCCAGGTCAAGGTCGGCCAGACCACACTCGGGGATATCCTGGGCGGGCAGCGCCAGGTGCAGGGCGCGTTTAGCCGGGACTTCTTCGATGCGGCCCGAACGGCCGCCACCCAGGGCGTGCAGCAGGCCAAGCAGATCCTCGCGCAGGGACACGTGCCAAACGACCCGCTGGCCTCTGGCCACAACGAGCTGACGCCCGGCCAGGCGGGGATGGTGGACCTGAACGAGTATGCCTCCAAGTCCCCGGTCATGAACGCGCTGGTGAACGGGATCTACCGCGGGATCTCCGCCCAGGACCGCATCACGCGCGTGTTCGGATACCAGCGCTCCTTAAACGAACAGGCCACGATGCTCGCCCAGGCAGAGGCCCAGGCGGCGCAGCAGATGGGGAAACCGGCCGTGGACGTGGCGGCGCGCCGGGCACAGCTGCTGGCAAGTCCCACCGAGGCGATGCACCTCCAGGCGATCGTGGACAGCGAAGAAGCCACTTTCCAGAACGACAACGCGATCGCATCCGCCTGGAAATCCGCCCGCGACAAGTTCAAGGACGCCACCGCCGGCAACCCCGCGCTGGACACCATCGGCTCCGTGCTGTTTCCCTTCGTGAAGACCCCGTCCAACATCATCGGCCGCACGCTCGAGTACGCGGTGGGAGCCGCCTACGCTCCGGTGAAAGCGGGTCTGCAGATCAAGACCGAAGTCCAGAACCAGCAGCGGCTCCAGAGCGCCCAGGACAATCTCCAGACGTTGCTCGGGAAACCCTCTTTCGGGTCCGCGACGCCAGAAGCCTGGGCGCAGTCCAAAGGGCTCTACGACGATACCCAGGCCGCCCGCGCCGAGCTGAAAGCCGCGGCCGACGCGGCCGCCAGCCGGGCGTTTGGTCCGGAGCAGCAAAAGGCGTTTGCCGAAACCTTTGGCCGGGGCATGACCGGGCTCGGGCTGGTGGCGCTTGGGGCGTACCTGAACAACCACGGGATCCTGACCGGCAAAAACGTGGCCGACTCGGACGCGACCGACCGGGAGAAGATGCAGCTGCCGGAGGGCTCGATCCGGGTAGGAGACACCTGGCTAAACGTCTCCGATATGCTGCCCTTCGGTTCGCTCATGGCCTTAGGCGCCACGATCAACGAGCAAAACCACAAGATCGATTCGGCGTCGGGCCGCTGGTCCAACCCGGTCTTAAACACCGGCGCGTCGCTGATCAACGAGGTGGGATCCGAACCGCTGATCGGCGGGATCGCCTCGATCAAGGACCTGGGCCAGCCGAACAAACTGGCGCGCTTTATCGGCAGCCTGGGCTCCTCCTTTATCCCGAAAGGCGTTCGGGAGATCGCCGTCTCGATGGATCCCCTGAAGCGCCAGATCCGGCCCGGTATCCAGGGGATCTCCGACGCGTTTGCCCAGAACATTCCTGGCCAGGGGCTGCCGGGCTGGGGGCTGCCAGGGCGAGAAACCCTGTGGCCCCGCCCGGCGATGAACCTGAAGGCCGGACCGGCAGCGTTCCTGCCGGGTGAACCTGTAAAGGGCGGCCCGACCACGCCCTACATTTTCACCAAGTAGATGACTACCGATTTTGCGCAGATTATCACCGGCCTTTCTGGAGTCCTGGTGGGCGTCATTTCCGCGCTGTCCGCTCGCTCTATCGCAACCCGCACCTCGCGTGCGCAGGAGAAAAAAGACGACGCGACGGCAAATGCGGCAATCTATAGCGATGCGAACAAAACGGCACTCGAGTGGGCCAAGCTCTACGAGGGGGTCACCCGGCAGTACAACGGCGTCCAGGCCCAGTACAACGAAGCCGAAGCCAAGATCAACCGCCTCGCCGATAAGATCGACAATCTCGAGAAAGAAATCAAGCGGGTCGAGAGCGAGAAAACCAGCTGCGTCGAAGCACTCGCACAGGCACGCGCAGAGATCATCGCACTCCGGAATCGGGAGCAAGCCTACATCCGCCAGATCGAGGAATTCAAGAAAGGGGAAATGCGCGGTTGAAAGGATTTCAACGAGGATGACGCCTATGACGCAGGGCGGGGCGAACGTGCGCGGCTTTCTGATCGTCGCCATCGCTGTTTACATCGCTGTTTTTTCTGACGACCAGGTACTCGCCGCGATCCCGCCAGGGGTGAAGGTTATCATCCATGCGATCGCCATCGGGCTGGTGACCTTCCGTGCTTACATCGATACATCAAATGCAGACGCCAAACAAACCGACAGACCTCAAATCGCACAACAAAACAATGCTGGCCCAGGTGCACCCAGCGCTGCGCCCCCGGATCCAGCTCATCCTCCAGTCGCTCCAGGTGCGGGGGTGCAGTCCCCGGATCCGTGAAGCCTGGCGCTCCCAAAACGACCAGGCCCGGCTCTACGCGTCCGGCCAATCAAACGTCACCTGGTCCTTTCATAACGCTCAGGACCGCGACGGCAAGCCCGAAGCCTTGGCGGTGGACATCGTCGAGGACGGTGCGGACAGTCCCGCTTTCCCTTTGATGCTCGCGGCCGCCGTCCGCGCGGAGGACCTGTGCTGGGGCGGCGTGTGGGGCCTGACCAAGCGTCAACGAGAAATCGTGTGGGCGGCGGTGGACGCACGCGCCTGGGACGCCTGCGTGCGCCTCGGGACCGACCCGCAGCACGTGGAGATAAACGGGATCACGCTCATTCAGGCACGCTCTGGAGAAAGGCCCTCTTATGGCAAATGATGCTTTGGCCGTCGCTGCCCGGAAAGCGATCCACGACCCGGCGTTCGTCTCCACGCCGCACTGCTGCCAGATGTTTGTCCGCGAAGTCATCGAGGCGGTGTATGGGGACCGGTACGACGACTACCGCGCGGACACAGCGCTGCACGCGGCCCAGAAGTGGCAGGCGGCGGGCCTGGGGAAAAAGGTCGAGGACATCTCTGACTACCCGCAGACCGGTGACATCCTCTACAAGATGTTTAATGATGGGGACGCCGGCCACGTGGGGATCTACGTCGGCCGGATCGGGGACCCCCAGCCGGTGATCGGGTTGGTGGCGGAAAACTCCTCGACCTCGATCGGACGCGTCCAGGGGGCGAAGGGATACCGGAACCTGTCGGAATTTGGCGCGGTGGACCTGGTGGTGCGGCTCCCGGATCCGTCCCCGACCGCGAATAGCCCAGTCGGTGGTTAAAACTCCATCGTAACCAAGGAGGGGTTTCAAACAACAGTGTCCAAATCGGTGTTATGAAACTCCTTTCTTGCTTTCTTGTACTCCTACTTTGTCTGATAACAGGTTGCGGGGCTCCAACCAATGGCGGCTATGGTTACAGCCCTGGAATAACTAGTCTTGAAGGCCTTAAAGTCGTCGCACAAGATGGTACTTTCCTTGGTGTGATCTCTCGAAATCAGTACGCAGCCGAGTCAATGTCGAATGCGTATGGAAGTTACGGAAGCCAGTATTCGGCGACTTCGATTTTCAATCAGTATAGTGTCTACGGTAGCCCTTACAGCGCACAATCGCCTTTCAATCAGTACACCGCCACCCCGCCTATCATCTTAAATGGCGACACCGCCGTCGATTATCTCACCGTAAACACCTTCAAGACACCACGACTGGATCCCAACGCGGTGATCGCCTGGATGAAAGGGAATTGATTCAAAACTCCATCGTGAGCGTGTCTTCGTCCGCATCCTGAGCCTTGAGGCGGCGCACTTGGCCGGGCCAAACACCCCGGAACCGCAGGTTTAACGCGTGCCGGACTTCCTCGCACCAGACCTTGTAGGGATGCATCTCTCGCTGTCCGAACGGATAGGCATCCCTCAGTGCCCGGCGGACGGCGTTTTCATCCGCGTCCGCCGGAAGGCCCGCCAGTGTATCCCGAATCGTACTAGCCGCTCGATAACGCCAGGTCATAGCTCCGCCAGGTTCGTCAAAGCGCGCAGCGGGAGGTGGATCTGCTTGCGACTGGAATCCAAGGGGTGCAGGACTATGGAGGGCTGAAGCCCTCCATAGTCCTGCACCCCTCCCACTTTGGCGTCCACGGTATCAGAGGTGCCTGCAAACTTCCAGCTAACACGGACCTTCTGGCCTACGAAATTCTCGGCGTCCGCGCGCTTGATATCGGACTGGGTGTGCGCTTCAAACATCTTCTTAGCCATTCTTTCCCTCCTGGTCGTGCCACCACCGCGCCAAGGCGATCCAGGTGGCGTAAAGCAAACCGCCTTCCTCTGTTTGTATCCACCCGGTCTCCCCGTGGCGACTGGCCAGCATCCGGGCGTGCGTGATGCACTGCATGAGCTCGGCTTTGGGGTGCGCGCAGAACCGGCCGTCCGGCAAGGGGATGGGCGAATCCGCCCGTACCGGGATCTCGTCCTTCATCGCCGCGCTCCGAGACCACTTTAGAAACGTCACCACTTCGGGCAGGTCCTCCAGGAGCGCGCACCGGATGGATTCCGCTCGGGCCTCCAAGGTCGCCACAACCGCCGCCGGGACGCCCTGGCCGTGGATCCGGACCCCACCGGTGGCGAGCGGTTGGAGCACCCACCCCCGCTCCGCGCAGCGCTCGATGAATTCGGCGGCCGTCATCGTCTTCTTAGGGGCTGGCGGGTACTTCTCCGGGAATTTTTCCTGGTCGATCTTACGACAGGCGTCTATCATTTGTGGATACCTTTCAAAAAAGGCGACTTTGAACACATCCAGATCGGTGAACTCAGTATCATCCAGGAAGAAAGTGGTAACGGCTTCCGATTTCCGGGTTTCGGCGCGGGTCACCTTAGTGATCTTAAATTCCTCGTTATGGTACGAGTTACAGTAGCCGCCTTTTGTAAAGTCCATGAAGGCGACGGGCTGCAGTGGTACGTAGATCGGCGGTAAGTCTTCGGCAGTCATTCCTTCCCTCCTGGGAACTTAATCGAAAACGATTCCCGCGCTTCTGTCCGCTCGATGCCCGGCAGCAGTTCGCCGGTGCGCTCCAGGTGCACATGGGCGGTATTGAGGTAGACTGTTTTCCCGTTGTCCGTTGGGTCCCCGAACAAAGCACTGACGGACGGAGCCCAGACATCTTTCTGGACTACGAATTGCGCCAGCCCTGGCTCCGCCTTAGCAAACGCCAGAGCCTCTTCCTCGCTGGAGACAACGAGTCTGGGAGGCACCGCCCGGAACGCGCAGGTGCCCTGCAAGAGCACGATCGACTTGCGCTTCCCACCCCGGCGCTCCAGTTCGCCCCGCGTCCATTCCTCCAGCTCTGCACCAAACCGGCCCATGAGCCGCTCACGGTCCCCCTCCAGCTGCTTTACGATGGTGTCCGCCTGGGCTTTGACGCGTGCCTTCTCGGCGTCAATCGTGGCGATCTTTCGTAAAAGCCAGTTCGCTTTTTCCTCCGTGTCGATATGGAATTCTTCCTGCTCGACCACTTCGTTTTCGTCGTCCATCAATCCATCCTCCCCTCGTTCAAGGCCAGACCGGTGTAGTACTGCTGGCCGGAAACCTTCGTCACCCCGAAACGCGATTTGATCTCTTTGCCAAACACCGTCATCGAGCGGATCCGCTCGTTGCGCCGCTCCGCCCACTGGCAGTAGGCGGCGTACAGGTAGGCCGGTTGTACTTTGGCCTTCCCGCTCACCGTGCAGCAGTCTTCTAAAAACTGCCCCCACACGTCGTTTTCCTCCGCGTATTCCTCCACCGCCTGGCGCACCACATCCGGCTCCTGGATGCCAAACGCGAGGTACTGGGTAAGCCCCCGGAGCGCCCAGTTCAGGATCCCCGGCAGCTCCGCCACCAGTTTGTCCAGGAGATGCAAATCCTTTTCCGCCTCGGGGATCCGAACCGCAAACGGCACCAGCTTAATCCGGCGCATGATGCCGTCGCCGGTGTCCGCGAGGTACAGCTTGGGGTTTGCAGCGATCCAGACTTTGTGGGTCTGGGGGAACTGGAAGGAGTTTTTATAAAGGAACCGGGCCCGGATCACGTCGGTGTCGGTGATCTGCTTGACCACGTTTTCCGCGAGCGTTTCGTTTTTCCCGAGCTCGTTGATCACCGCCAGGCGCGCCCCCGCGAGGTGCGCCAATTCGTCGTTTACCATCCCGTTCGGGCGCACCGTGATCACCGAGGACTGAAGATGCACCGCGTACGCCCCGAACAATTTCTGGAGCACGATCACAAGCGTTGACTTGCCGTTGGAGCCCGAACCCCACAAGTACCAGAGGCACTGCTCGGTGGTAAGCCCGGTCAAGGTGTAGCCCGCCGCCCGCTGCAGATATGCCCCGAGATCCTCCGGCAAAATCCGCTTCAGGAACGCGTCCCAGGTGGGGCACACGGCTTTCGGGTCGTACGCGTAGGGCAGTACTTTGGTGCAAAGGTCCGTCCGGGCGTGATCCCGCAGCTTGCCGGTCGTAAGCTCAAGCGACCCGTTCGCCAGGTTCAGAAGCAGTGGATCCGCGTCGAGTGTCCCGGCCTCCACCGGGATCCCCGGCTCGGACTGGGCCAGGCGCATCGCGGCCACGATCCGGTTGTTCGATTCGGATTTGCTCGCCCAGGCAAGCGTTGCGGCCGCCTCCTTCTGGATCCCCAGCTTCCGGTCCGCGTCGTTTTCTCGGCGGGCCCGACGATACAGCGCATCGGCCTCGCACTGAATCTTGCGCACGGTGGCCTTCATACGCCGCTCGACCTCCCCGGATTCATCGAGCACCCAGGCGCAGGCGTTCCACACGTACCAGCCGCGCGTCGGGCAAAACCGCAGGTCCTCCCCATGACGCCGAATCAGGCGCTCTGCGTTCCCGTACTCGGTGAGGGGAAACCGCTGCGTCTCCGGGGGCTCGGGCGCCTTCTTTGGGGAGACCCAGTCGAAGGCGGCGTCGGGCAGGCTGATGTCGGGCTGGCCGTAGCCCTCCCGCGCCAGGGCGGCCGCCGCCGCCTTGAAGTCGCCGCCATGCTCCAGGATCGTGTAAAGGGTGAACGCATCGTACCCGTGACCCGGCGCGAGCGGCGGGGCCGAGTCGGTGAAGCAGTAAAAGACGCCCGGCGCCACGTGTCCGATGGTGCCGGAGCGGATGTCGGAGGGTTTCCCCGGCCGGATCATATCGATCGCGTCGCCCCGGTCCGCACCGCGACGCCAGCCCCAGCGCAAAAGCAGCGCGGCGATATCTTCGTGGGTCTGGGACGCGTTGTAATCGTCGCCCGGACGGCCTTCACTTCGGTCACCGTCCGCGGTGACAGGAACGTCCGCCGTGCCGCTGGTCGGGGCGGCTTTGGGCGTGCCGGTCGCTTTTTCGGGGACCGGTGGCAGGGTCCGGGCGTCGAGCCACTCCCCGTCCTGGGACCGCGCGAACGCCTCCGCCAGGCGCTCGGGCGGGCAAGAGGGCGTGTAGTACATCCGGGACGGATCTTTGGCGGACCGGTCGTTATGATTCTTCAGGAGCCAGTAGGAGCACCGCTCCCAGACGCCGCGCCACTCCTCAGCCGGGATGGGAACCGCGAGCGGAAACACCACGCGCCAGCGCGGGGCCTCGGTGGTCGAGCCCCAGGAGGAATACAAAACGTAGGCCCGGTTCCCCCACAGACCCTCCAAAGCGCCCGGCGGCGTGCCATCGTCGATGTCGGCTACAAAGCAGCAGACCGCGACCAGGTTCCCTTTCTCCAGGTTCTGCTGCTCCCGGATCCGGCCCGGCCTCCATCCGCAGGGACACCAGAGCATCCCGTCCTTTTCCTGGCGCGGCCGGTGTCTGGTCAGATCGCGGGCTAAATCTTCCCAGTCGATTTCCCGGCGTCTTGGCTGAGTGTCGTGTCGATTCCCGAACGTGGTAATAATCACCGTTTGCGCGCCTTCCGGGGTTTGGGCAGTGACATCGCAAGTTGGCGTGCCGGAGGGAGAGGGAGCAGCTCGCCGGCGCGGACACGGGACCAGGCGGCCTCCGCGACGGCCAGAGCGTCCGCCATATCGTGCTGGGTAGGCCCGAGGGAAAGCCGGAAGGTGCGGTTCGCCCACAACGTGGCGGCGATCTTCCCGTCCGCGCGGGAAAGCTTCGCGCAGCCCCAGGCTTTCTTCGCCTCGGCAGCACTGATCGGCACGAGCGGCAAAAGGGCAAGCGCGGGCATGGAAAGCAGCGTGCCGGTCAGCCAGTGGATCGCCTCGATGGTGTCCGAACCGCGATACGGCAGCTCATAGGCCACGTGGGTCGGTTCGTGGTCCCGCCCCTCCAGGAAGACGGAAAGACCGGTGCGGATGCGCCGGATCCGGTCCGCCCGCACGACCAGGGACAGGTCTGCATCCGATGCGTTCGGGATGATAGTGGTAAGGCCCAAGATCCGCCGGGCCGGGTATTCGACTAGCGCAACCCCGCAGCCGGTGCCGGGCTCGGACCCGGTCGAGGGGTCCAGTGCTAAAATGATGCTCATGTTTCCTCCGTAGGACTCTCGGCGGGAATCGAACCCGCTTGACTGCCTTTAGGCACTGTCGGCAACTTGGACATCTCTTTACGCAAGCCCGAAGCTTGCACGTCGCCCGGTCCGTCTCAGTCGTAAGGCCCAGGTTTCCCTGTGTTCTTTCCGCCCATGCCTGCACACCATGTGCATCGAGAGTCAAATTGCCGGGTACCACGCCCCCGGCCGGGCGATAACGAAGCGGTTAACCCGCTGGTGTGACGGTCATGTAATAGGCTTTGCCTGGCTCGAAAAACCCGTGTACGTTCGGGTTGCTAACAAACACTTCAAAGGACCCCGATGGCGATGCTTTGGCGAACCGGCGATCTTCATCGAGCTTTTCGTCGTATTGCGCAACCAGTTTCACCGTCTCACCGCCGTACTGGTGCTTCGTGACGGAATCACAAACGAACTTGCAGATCGTTGAATCAATCAGCTTTTTTGTCTCTTCACCCATGGTTTTGCTCCTCCTTTCGTTAGCATTGCGAAACATCTTCCGCCGGGGAGACCTGATAGGGGTTTGCTAAATCCTCTCCCCGGCGTTTCCATCGCTCGCTGGCCGCCCAGGTCATCGCGGAGGAAGTCGTTAAATGTGGCAGTCCAGAAGCACCGCCTGGTGGTCGCGGTAGTGCTCCCGAATGCGTTCCCACTCTGCTATCCACTCTTCGTCAGGCTTCCGATCAAAACTGATAGCGAACCAGCCCATGCGCCCAACAGCGTGCCACTCGCCGTCCGGTGTTACCGCCGCGTAGGGACTCCAGCCGGCCGGGATATCACTGACCACGGAGCGATTGGAGCCGTGCCAGGCGCCATTCCACCGCCCGCCTTCAAGGTAGTAGTCCCACTTCGACTTTGGGTTGTAGCTCGTCTGGTACTTGCCTTTGCCGTCGCATTGTTCGCAATCAGGATTCGGTACCTCGTCCTTGATGCAATAGCACGGCCTGTCGTAGGGCTCGACCTCGGTGTTTTCGTCGTAGGGCGCCATCAGCCTGACCACCTGGTCGACCAGGCTCTGCGCGTCTACTTCACCGGAAAGCAGCGGGGTGATAACCGCCACTGTGTAATGACTCATCGCGGCCCCCTTACTTGTCGAACGGATCCTCGAACTCATCTTCCGCCGGGACGCCCGCTTTCGGGGCGGGGACCTGGGAACCGGTGCCGGGCTCCCGGAAGAATTCGGACGGCTGGGGGTAGGGCCGCTGCTTTTTGCCGGCGATGTTGTGCACAAAGCCGCCAAACTTGACGCCCGGCTGCCCATTGTTTTTGGTGTAGGGAATCACCATCACGTAGCCTTTGATCTTGCCCACCAATTTTGCGGTAGAGAGGTGCTGCGCCTCGTCCTCGGTCAGTGGCCGCCCGAAAAAGGACGTCAGAAGCTCGCGCAATTTCTTGCCGTTCTTGTAGGTCCAGAGCGTGATCTGCTCCGGGTTTTCCGGATCGGCGGGGGACGCCGCCTCAAAGATCCACTCGACCTGCACTTCCTTCTCGCCGGTGGACGCCTGGCCTTGTGCGACGTACTTGTCTCGCTCGACGAGTTGCACGCTTGCAAGCGTTGCCGCGTGCTGTCCGGCCACCATCACGTTGCCCTTGGAGGAAACGTCTAAATCCACGTCTTGTGCTGCCATCCATACTCCTCGGGGTCTGTACGCCGACCCCCTCGCGTGTAGTAGTGGGGACCGTTAAACGCCGTCCCCTTCGCGTCTGGTCATAAAACTTTTATGACAAACGGAGCGAGCGAAACCCGAATTCGCCCTCGATCCAGAGCTCCTCCTTGGCGCGCGTGATCGCCACGTACGCCAGGTTCGCCTCCTGCGTCATTTGCCACCCGCCCGAAACGCGCGGGTGAGGCAAAAGATCCGCCCGCAGAATCGCCGCGTACCGTGCCTCGAGACCCTTGGCCCGGTGGATCGAGGAGAACACCACGCCCTCGGTCGGCTGCTCCGGGATCAGGGTGTTTAAGACCTGCTTTACTGCCTCCGCTGACGTGCTCCCTTTGCGGGTGATCAGCTCATCGGTCACGATCCGGACGCACTGGAGCCGGTCGAGCAAGGCGTCAATGGCAGCGTCCGAGGCGTCCGCCGCCTTTAGCTGCTCGAGCCGCCGCGACTCATAGAGCCCGATCGCCTGCATAATCGTGGCGTCCGAGTACTCATCAAGCGCCGCGATCGTGTCCACGTCCGCGAGCAGCTGCTCGGCAAACTCCCGGCCCCGGATGTAAACCGGCACCCGGCGCTTTAAGAGCTGGACCGCGGCCGACAAAAGAGGCGCGTTCGTGCGGCACATCACCAGCCACGGCTCCCGGAACGCTTGCCAGTCGCCGGCGGCCCGCGCGAGGATCTCGGTGCGGTCCGTCCACTCGACGTTCCCAAGTGGCGCACCCGGCGCGGCCTCAATCTCCGGGACCAGGCGTTTGGCAAGCGCGATCACCGTGGTGGGACACCGGTAGCAGATGGAGAGCGGGAGCTCGCGCGCTTTGGTGCGCTCGATCACGTAATCAATGGAGCGGCAATCCGCCCCGGCGAATCCGTAAATCGCCTGGTGCCGATCCCCGACAAACCCGATCCGGCCACCGGGGGCCAAACACGAGAGCGCCAGCTCCAACTGGCACCGGTTCAAATCCTGCGCCTCGTCCACCAGGATGAGATTAAAGTGGGGCCGATCGATCTTCGCATCGGTCGCCGGCAGCCAGATCTGGTCGGCAAAGGCAACGTGCTCGCTCGGGCGGTACCGGCGTCCTTCGCGGTCCGGCTCCGGCATCCCGTCCCGTCCCCAGGTGAGCACCAGGCGCACCACGTCCACGACGGGCTCCAAAAAGTTCAGGGCGGGCAGCTCGACCTCGTAGTGCGCCGCGACCAGCATCAAGCTCTCGCGGGTCGGTTCGGTAAGCGTGGACTGGCAAAGCGAGACCAGCGTCCCGGCGCATTTATTGGCGACTTTGAACTTATCGTCCTTGCGGTCGGGTTTCGGGATCCGGCCGAGCCGAAACTGCTGGTTCCAGGCAGCGTCGAGCAGCCGGAAGTACTTCAGGTTATTCATGTAGCCCTGGCCCCGGACCTCGTAGTGAGCCCGAAGGATCCGAAACCCCATTGAATGGAAGGTGGAGATCGTAACGCCGGCCGGGAATCGCCCGATCTGCTGCCGGCGCGCCGTCTCCTCCGCGATCGCTTTGTTAAACGCCACGACCCAGGTGTTGCACTGCAAGGGTCCGGGGAGCAGCGCGATCGCCCTCTCGAGCGTGGTGGTTTTCCCGGACCCGGCGACCGCGGACACCACGAAGTTCCCCTGGCCGTGCACCAGGTGCTGGAACACGCCTTTCTGGTACCCCGAGGGTTCAAATTGACTCATAGGGTGACCATCCTTTCGGCGATGCGCCGGGAGCGTTCCAGCGCCGACTGCCGGATCTGGCGGATGCGTTCGCGGGAAAGATTCCATCGCTTGCCGCATTCCTCGTACGTGTCGCCCTCAAAGGTCGCAAGCAAAATCGCCCGGTCGCGTGGGTCCAGATGCCGCAGTACTTGCGCCAGCACCAGGCGGTCCAGGATCCTGCCCGCATGATCCGGAGTGGTGGCCAGGTTCCAGGCGTGCTCGGCGCTGGTGCCGTCCTGGTCGCCCGAGGAGGGCTCTGAGAGCGAGGCGCACACCATCGCGGCGACCGGTTCCCCTTTGAGGCGGCCTTCGGCGTAGGCGGCCGGGAAACGCACGATCCGGTTCGGGGACCGGTAGATAAAGCCCGCGCACTTGTGCTGCAAGGCGTTGTAGATGTGGCTGGTGATCGAGCAGCCGCCCGGTATCACCTTGTAGGTGCGGATCGCATCAAGGGCGAAAAGGCGACACTCGGCCACCGCCTCGTCAAAGGTAAGGGAGGCGAGCGCGCCCACGATGTGTTGCTGGGTCAGTTTGCCCGCAAACTTTTTGATCATCGGGTCCACCTGGGCGAGGATCTGCTCGGTTTGGTCACGTTCCTGTCGCCCAGGACGGCGAATGGAGTCACGCTTGCGTTTCATTTATCGCCCCCCCCCCTTCCCGCCGGAGGTTGCTGGTGCGCACCTCCCAGGTGCCATTGTTTCGGCGTTCGTGGCGCTCGATCACTTTTGCGTTTTGGGGGACGGCCTCGCGTACGGAAATCGTCGTGTACTTACCGCCCCGCAGATGCACCAGGTCAAAGCGTCCGCCAGGGATGTTGAAAACACGCCTGGCTTCCGCGACCGCTTCCTGGATGGAGTTGGCACGCTCGATCGCCTCCGGGGACAGGTCTTCCAGAGCGGGGGATACTGGGGCAACGAAAGCCTCCGGTATCAGCTCTCGCAGCTTAGGTATCATCGGACCGGTTGGCTTTGTGGTCCCTTTTACCCAGTTGTAGGCCGTTTGCGCGTTGATCCCGAGCATCCTTGCAAGTCCTGGGGTGTTGATGGCGCGCGCCTCCATAGCCTGTTTCAGAGCCTCTGCCGAGAAGTCTCCCGGCATGGGCGGCAGGGGATTCGCCTTGCAGTACTTCACGAATTCGCCCGCTTTTACAGATAGGGGATCCCCGGACGCGATGGCGTAGTCGGCGAGCGTTTGCGGCTCCGGATCCGGAACGGGGGGCTCCGGAGCGGGCGGCAGATCGACCACGGCCGGGGCGGTCACTGTGCAGGTATAGCCGCCCCCTACCGCGACCTGGCCGAGGCTCCCCGGCAACGGCTCCCAGCGGGTGGGCGCATCCACCACGTCTGCGGAATCGAGCTCGAGCATGACCTGGCGCGCGGCGGCGATGATCGCGTCGTAGCGCTCCAAAAGGAAACCGGTCACGCAGTCGGATTCGTCTCTCATTTCGAGGAGAGCGATCTGGAGGAGCAGGTTCTCGAGGGGATCGACCGGGGCGTACCGCTGCCAGATCAGATTCTCGTAGCGCTTAGCGATAGCGATCATGCTTTTCCTCCAGTCGGATCGAAAGATACGCGGCCATGACAAGCACCACCATCGCGGCGTCATCGGGAGCACCTTTGAGCAGGCAATAGAGCGCGCCAAAGGCGAAAGAAAAAAAGAAGATCATGTCAGGGATGGTCACGGGGTCGCCTCCAGTCCGAGCTCCGTGAGGAGTGTGCGCTCCTCGGAGGTGCACTCGGGTCCCATCAAGCCCTGGCGGTTCGAGCGGTAAATGGCGAACCGGTGGTCTTTTTCGTACCAGCGGATGATAAAGACGCGCAGGCCCGGACAGTGCGAGGGGATCCGGGTGGCTTCCTGGATCGGGGCGAGCGCCCAGTTGTATGTGACGCCCCCTTGCCACCGGGCCGCGTAGCAGTACTCCTGGCGGCGGATGATCTCGCTCGGCGAAAGCGGCGCCGGTGCGTGATCGGGCACGGTGACCTTCACGGGCTGGGGGAGCAGCGGGCCAAGCAGCGCCACCGCTTCCGCGATCGAGGTGAGGACCGCGATTTTGTGTTTGCAGTCCCCGAGGCTGGCAAAGGCGGGACAGCTGCAGGTGCCCTGGCAGATATCCACCGTGTAACCCTCGATATAGGTGCCGTCTTTTTTGATCAGCGGGACGGGGCGGCGGACAAAGTAGATGCCGGGGGTGTCGGTGGTTTCTACCTTGTAGCCTTCGGACAGGAGCGAGGTGGCGCGGATCTGCGTGGTCCGGAGCGCCTGCCACTCGGAAGCGTTAAAGGCGACTTCGCCGTTTGGTGCCTGGGTCATTTTTGTGCCCTCCATGCGTCCCATTGCGCGCCAAAGCTTGCCATCACCGACGGGTACCGGTCCTCACCGACCAGGGCCAGGATCGCGGCTTTCATCGCGGCCATCGCCCAGTCTGCCCCGTCTTTGTCGTCGCTGGTCGCGCTGATCCGGAACTCGGACGTGAGTGTTACTGCCTCGGTTTTGCCAAAGGCTATCGAGAGGCGAAAGGTGGCAAGTGGTGGAAGCTCCGGTTCACTTTGTGTGGTGGTTTCACTCTCATCGCCATTTAGTGGTATAACAGAATCAGAAAGCAAGATGACAATCCTCCTCGACGAAACAAGTTTCGTCCGGCCTGGCAGCGTTTACCGACGCGCCAGGCTTTTCTTTTGGTAAGAAAAGCCCCGGCCGGACGTACCGACCGGGGTCGCTCCGGTCGCCGTGCTCCGGTCGCTGTCGGCAGCGACTTGACCAGGCGAATGGAGTTCAGTCGCCTTTCGCAGGGCAACTTCGGTAAGGCTGATCCCGAGCACGCTCGCGAGCCGGCAAGCGATGGTCTCGCAGGGGATGCAGCCCGATTCGTAGCGGCGGATGGTGGAGACCGAGAGACCTGCGCGCTTCGCGAGCTCTGCCTGCGTGATGCCCAGGCGGGCGCGGGCGGGTCCGATCATTGCGCCGCCGCCTGGGCTTCCATGTCTTTGCGCACCAGACGACGCTGCAGATGCCGGCGGGTGTCGAGCCGGTAGCCTGCGTCATCAAGCTGCTTTAACAGCTTTCGGTAGTGGGTCCCACACCGGCGGGCGATTTCAAGCACGGGCACACCCTCGCGGACCCACCCGTCCACATTCTGGATCTGTTCCGGGGTCATTTTCCATCCTGTCAAAAAAACTTTGACGAAATGATACCCCATCAAGTGGGCATCTGCCACGGCGGATGCTGGAAAGGAGCGAGAAAACGTAGCCCGGTATCTGCGTGGCGCCGGTATGGACGAGTATGTTCGTCTGGTGGACCGACCAAGCGTCGCGGACGATCCGCTGCTCTCAATTGCGGAGGACCTGCCCGCCGGTGTGTCCGCCCAGCTTTTGATCGGCATGGAGGCAATTGTGGATGTAGGCGCCAATATGGAGCGGCTTACACCAGGTGACGATGATAGCGCCGAGCCACTGCAATTCGGGGGACACGTGCGCGTGATGCGGATCCGAAACGACTGCATGTGCCCGCTCTTAAACCCCGGTGACGTGGTTTTTCTCACTGGACCGGAAACGGTTCAATCAGGCGACATCGTAGTAGCCGCTGTTGATGTGTTTTATCGAACCTGTAAGATAATTCGGTTCACTGGAGAAAGTGCGTACCTGGAGCCGACCAACGGCGAGGGACGCATCAATGAGGATCGGTTTACGGTGCTTGGGGTCGTCAAGTACCGACTGCAGCCGATTTCCGAGCGGACGAATAATACCGTCCATTAGGATTCCTCCCCAGCCTCGTTTGCTTCCCTGCGTTAGGCGTGCTTTGAGAGCGTATTCCCATTTCTAAGGTCTTTTTGGGCTACGTCCCTTTCAAGGAGGAAACCACCGGTTCAAGTCCGGTACGGGGTACCTTTCTGATAAAAACTGTAAGTTATTAATACTCGGTCACACAACCAAAACGCCTTTCGCAGGGTAACTTTCATTCAAGGAAGTGCCCAAATTGACTCTTAAGATTCCTCCCTCTCGTGTTTTGAAGCGAGCAAGGGTTTACCAGGCGCCGCTCCCGGCGCGTGTCGGTGTCGCCACGATTCGTCTGCCCGAACTTGGCCAGGCGTGGGATCTGGATGCGCGTGCTGCGGGACTTTCGGCCCGTTACCGAGACACCCAGCGCGAAGTCCTCCAGCGCCTCACGTGGTATCTTTCGCGCGAGCGGATTGGCACGCTTGACCAGGCGGCGCTGCGCCGGTTCTTCGCATACCTCCAGGGCGCGCACCTCGAGCCCGGCGGCCGCTGGGACGCCGGAGATACCCGCTCGCGCGCTCCGCTTTCGGATTCCACATTGAAGGACTGGTACCGGCGCGTCCGGACGTTTCTCAACTGGCTGGTCGAGCAGCACGTGGTGGATACCTCACCGCTCGGTGGGGTCCGCCAGCCGATCCACCGCACGTCCGGGCTCGGTTTCCACGTGTTCACCCAGGACGAGATCCGCCGGCTCCAGGCGGCCGCCCAGGGGCCGAGGGATGTGGCACTGGTGCTGCTCCTCCTGGACACGGGGCTCCGGGCCACCGAGGTGTGCGGGCTGGTCTGGGGGGATCTGGACCTGGTCGCGCGCCGGGCGAATGTCCGGGCGGAAAACGCGAAGGGCGGCCGGGTCCGGGCCGTGCACTGGTCGCGTCGCACCGGGTCGGCCTTGTGGCGCTGGATCCAGGCGCTCGGCGGCCAGGACCCGGACGCGCCGGTGTTCCCCTCAATCGGGAATAAGTCGCGCGGTCAGGCGTTGACGCGGGTGGGGCTCGGAAAGCTTTGCGCCCGGCTCGGGGCAGACGCAGCCGTTCCCCATTGCCACCCGCACACCTTCCGCCACACGTTTGCCACGTTGTTCCTTTTGTCCGGCGGGCAGCAACGAACGCTGATGGAGCTGATGGGCCACACGTCCCTTTCGATGACGATGCGCTACGTTCGGTTCACGGGTGCGGACCTCGCCGCCCAGGCCCGCGTGCACTCCCCGGTGGAGTACGCCCACCGGCGCCGGTAAGTGTATTTTGTACAGGGGACACTTGAGGCATTTAGGGGACACTTTGGGGGACACTTATATGTCTAGTCTCCCCCAAACGCATTGATACCTGATACCGGTAATTGATACTTATTTCGGTATACATTTCTGCACTGGGGGAGAGTAGGGGAGACTTTTTACGAATATCTCCTAACATGCGCGCGGGTTTATACCTCGCGCGCGCACGCACGCACGCGCACATAAGCGTGATTTTAAGGAAAAGTATCCCCTACCCTCCACCACTATACAGAAGTGTATCGAAATAAATACCAAGGGTTATCAATGGATGGGAATGCGTTTGGGGGACACTGGACATACTACTGTCCCCTAAACCCTCCCCTAAATCGTCCAAGTGTCCCCTGTCCCCGGTACACGAAGTCGGCTGTTTGGTCGTATTTCATCAAAGTTTGTTGACGGGGTGGGTTTCGTGTATAATCTGGGCGAAAGCGCGAACTCCTTTCGGATTCCTTCTTTGAGTCCCTGGCCCCCGGCGGGTTCCCCCGTTGACGTGGCTATCACCGGCCCCGTCGCCTCTGGTTTCCAGTGGTGCGGGCCAGGGATTGCTTTTCGCGCACCCGTAGCTCAGTGAGAGCGCCCGTCATTCCAGACGGGAGGGCGAGGCTCGATGCTTTCCGGGTGCTTTGGTGTCGGACCCACGGTAACGCTTGCAAAAGGCCCCTGAGGTGGGACATGGGGCACAAGGACCAGACCTCGATGCAGAAACGCACCCCTGAAGTGATCGCGATGCAGCGGGCCCAGGCGCGCGCCTGGCGCCAGGCCCGGCGGGTGCCGGTGGACGCGAGCATTATGGGCGAAGTGATCGAGGCGACGCGCGTCAGGCGCGTGCCGGAGACGGGGGACCTGGACCCGAAGCAGTCGCCACTTGACCGGGTGAATCACCGGGGGGATGTGTGGTACGTGAATGAGGCCGGACGCATCGTCTACAGCAGGTGGGACTCGTGAGCGAAGAACCACGGTCTTTTGCGATCGGCAGACGCTGGGCGCAGTGTTATGAGCGAGGGCTTAATTGCGCGTTCGCCGCACAAGCTTCACTGGCTGATATGGAATCCCTTCTCACACAGGTCGAAAAGACGCTGGACGAGAAAGATGAATTTTTAGCCTCTATTACGCCCATTGAGCGCTGCTCAAAATGTGGCAACCAGACGTTTCTGATCGCGCAAAATAAAGCGTTTTGTTGCTACTGCTATACGCGCATCGAGATCGATGTTGAAATACAGCGACCAGGATAAAGCAAACGCCCTGGCGACGCTGGATGCCAACGGGGGGAACCTGGTGCTGACCGCAGCCCAGCTGGGGATCCCGCGCTCCACCATCAAGTCCTGGCGCGGTGGCATCGGCGTGCACGAATCGGTGGCGAGGTCTCGCCATGAGAAAAGAAACGTGCTGCGGCAGCTGTACCAGGCAGAAGCGGAGGCCGCGCTCAAACTGGCGGCGACCAAGCGTAAAGAGGCAACGTACCAGCAATTGATGACCGCTGCCGCGATCAGTACCGACAAACTGGCCGCGCTCGATGCGGCGGATGCGGTGAATCCGGCGGACCTCTTTGACCGGATGGAAGCGATCGCCAGAGTGCTGGCCGAGCGCATACAGGACGTGGACCTTCTTGCTACCATCGCCCAGGACCTCGACGAAATCGAGAAACAATACGCCGCCCCTCTCAGTGGTGGCCCAGCGCCTCCGGGAAGCGTCCCTCAGATCGGCGCAGCTGATCCCGCCGGAGCGCCAGGTGCGACTCCCGCACCTGAAGATCCAAACGAAGGACCAGCGGCTCATCCCGCTTGAGCCAAACACGGTCCAGGCCCGCTACCTCACGCAGCTCGGGCACACGCTGCGGCATAAACGCGAAATCATCTTAAAGGCGCGCCAGTTCGGGTTCTCCACTCTGCTGATTGCGCTGATGTTCCAGGACACGGTAAATACCCCAAACACCGTTTCCGTAATCATCGCCCACGACCAGGAAGCGACCGAGAATTTGTTCCAGATGGTGTCCCGCTTTTGGGAAAACCTGCCGGATGGGATCCGTCCGCCGACGCGCTACGCAAACCGGCGCGAGCTCTACTTCCCGGATCGCAACTCCCGGATCCTGGTGATGACGGCGGGGAAGAAGCGGGCAGGCCGCTCCTACACCATCAATAACCTGCACTGCTCGGAAGCGGCGTTCTGGGAGCACTCGGAAACCATCACCGGTCTTTTCCAGGCGGTGCCCGCCTCCGGCTTCATCGCGGTGGAGTCCACGGCAAACGGCACCGGTGGCCAGGGGAAGATCTACCACGACCTGTATGAAACCGCCAAGTCCGGCACGAATGGTTACACCGCCCGGTTTTACGCCTGGTGGGAACACGACGAGTACGAAGCAGATCCGCCAGCTGGTTTTCGACGAACAGACGAGGAGGTGGGTCTGGCGATCCGTTTGGATCTCGACCACCGCTTCGGCAGGGATACAGCCGATAGAAAGCTTTACTGGCGGCGACTGAAGAAGGCGGAGCCGGGTATGGGCGCGATGTTTGCGCAGGAATACCCCTCAGATGACGAGGAAGCCTTCCTCGCGGTTACCGATGCGTTCTTCACGGACTTTGATCCGGCTCGCCACGGGGTGTTCGAGGATGAGGTCCGGATCGAAAAATACTGGCAGTACTCCGGCTCGTACGACTGGGGCTACGGGTCTCCGGCCTCGTTTGGGCTCCGGGTGGTGGACGATCGCGGCCGGGTGATCGATATCGACGAGCGGTACCAGATCCGGGCGACCGATCCCGAGCAAGCCGCCGAAGTGGTCGCCTGCATCAAGAGCTGGGGGCTGCGGCTCGACCAGGTGCCGATCTACGCAGACCCCTCCATGTGGGCCAAAAAGACGGACCACATGGGGAGACTGATCGCCAATGTGGATGCTTTTCTGGCTGCTGGGCTACGCATGGTCCCTGCATCAAATGACCGAAAAGGCGGCTGGGCGAACTGCCGGCGATACCTGCATGACCTGGACGAGGAAAAGGACCAGTCCGGCCAGGTGGTGAAGCGCACCCCGTTCTGGCGCTACCTCAAGGGGCGACGCCCGAATCTGGTGCGCACCATCACGCAAATGGTCCACGACGAAAACGACCGCGAGGATCTGGACACCGACAAGGAAGACCACGCGGTCGATGAATGGCGCTACGGCCTGGCCGCCCGTCCCCGGCCCTCGGACAAAAAGAGTCCGGAGGAAAAGAAGCGGGAAGCCGATATCGCCAAAGAATTCGGGCAAAACCGCCCGAAGCGGAAACTCTAATTCAAACCCCCACTTCGGTCGCCGTGCTCGGCGATCACGACAGGAGCGATTCAGTATGTACGACAGGAAATCGGGAACCAGTTTAGATGCCGCGCGCGGCTATGGGACCGAAGCTGCAATGCAGGTACCGGAAGAAGTCACTATCGGCCATATCCTCAAGGAACAGGCGGATCTGCTTGATCGGGTGTCTATGCAGCTTGCCAGCCTTCACGAGCGGATCGGTCCGGTGCTTAAACCCGACCAGATGGCACCGGACCAGGCGTACTCCAAGCAGCCAGCGCCTGTCCATAGCGGTTTCTACGAACTGGTCGAGCGCCACAATATGCAGCTTCGGGTGATCAGCGCCGGTATCAATAACCTGCATGATCGGGTCGATCGGTGAAAACCGGCGTTCAGGCCCTGCCTGGCATTGATGTCCGGGTCTACTCGGTGCAATTTTCCCTGGGGCGTTTGGTGGCCGCTGCTCACCCCAAGCGGGCCCAGGAGGGCCGGGAGCAAGGCACGATCTCGCTTACCATTGCGGTTGAGACAGACCTGGCACCGGGCGAGATCTCCGTCTATCTGCCGTGGGTGGACGGGGCACAGGGCCAGAATGTGCAGTACATCCGGATGGCTGCGGTGGGCGGCGCGAAGGCGATCCGGGAGTGGTTCGTGCGCTCCCAGAGCTTCACGGATCCGGACGATCTGGGCGGCGAAGATCCCGGCGCTCCCACTCCTGAACCAGCAGCCGAAGTGTTGAGTAGCGAACCAGCGGCATTGACGCCACATTGACCTGCCCTTCGTAATACGCCCGGCCGTAAAACAGCGGGATCTCTTTGTCCGGCACATCGGTGTTTGGCAGTCCCGCCTCCGTTAAGGCGTCCCGCATGGCCTCTATGTCACTTTTGCTAAACGCGCTGATCAGTGTGCTTTTGTCGGTGCTCATAACCATCACTTTTCTCGTTTGGCGGGAAATCAACCTGCTCCGGCGGGGGATCCACGTCTCAGACGAGTCCTGGCTTGCTAAGTTTAAGAAACGGAAACGGAAACTGTAATGTCCCTGATTACTAAGATTTTCGGTGTGGACCCACTCATTCAAGATGCCAAAGAGCACGATTGGGTGGCGGCAGAAGACGAGCTGGCCAATTTGCTGACCCGGTACGCCGATGCGTCGGTCGCCTCTGAATTTAAGGCCTTGCTCCCGATTCTGGACCCGATTCTGACGGCGCTTGCCCAGAAGAAGCTCACTGCCTCCGAGATGGAGCAGATCGTGGTAGGTGCTCTTGCCGCGCTGCCTGAAGTCGCGCCGTCCCTGGCGCCTAACGCCACCACGTAGTGTTCAAGGTCTTTGGCTCCGGCTCCCAGCCCGCAAACGCCCCGCTGAACTCGAACGCCGGGACGCCGGAGCAGCTGGTCACGCCCTACTCGACGAGGCCGCCCGACAGTGCGCCCCAGCCACGTCGCCAGCAGTCCGCGGACGCTCGCCAAACGGTGGAGGAGATCCGAAAGGAATGGCGCCGGGCTGCGGACGCGCGCCGGCTCATGGAGCGGGAATGGGTGCTCTCGATCGCGATGGTCGAGGGGCGCCAGTGGCTCGCCTGGGACGACGCGGCCAACAAGATCATCTCGCTGATTGACGAGTCCGACCCGGACCGGTACATCACCGAAAACCTCTTGCGGCCACTCATGACCAAGTGGATCGCGCTGCTCACGATGACCAAGCCCGACGCCTCCGTCGCGCCGGACACCACGTCCCCGATTGACCGGGCGGCGGCGGCCGAGGGGCGTGCGATCCTCGGGAATCTGGCCCGACGACTGAATCAGCAGCAGCAAAACATCGAGATCGCGTACTGGCTCTACACGACCGGCGTTTGCTACCAGTACTCCTGGTGGGACGCGAACGCGATGGCGGACATCCCCAAGATCGGTTCGGATGGGAGCCTCCAGGGCAAGCAGCGCGCCCGCGTCGGAGATCACTGCGTGGAGGTCAAGTCTCCGTTTGAGATCTTCCTCGATCCGGCTGCGCGGCGCTTCAAGGACTGCCGCTATGTCGTGGACATGACCGTGCGCCCACTGGTCTGGTTTGAGGAGCAGTTCGGGAAAGCGGGGCAGTTCGTCCAGGCGGAATCCGCGATTCCGTACCTTGGGTACCTCGGGTACCTGCAGGGCTACGGCGGGATCTCCCAGCTCCCCGGTTACGGCGCCAACTTCTCCGCGCTCATTGCCGGGAAAGACGTCGCCCAGGCCCCGTGCATCAACTACTACGAGCCGCCTGGCCCCAAGTACCAGAACGGCCGCTGGATCGTGATTGGTGGGGACCGTCTGCTTTACGACGGTGAGTGGCTGCCCGAATGGCTCGAGGACTCGCCGCGCCGCCCGTTCCCGATGTTCACCCGCTACACGCTCGAGGAGTGCGCCGGACACCCGTATTCGCGGGGGTTGGTGCCGGATCTGGCGCCGCTCCAGGTCGAGTACAACCGTTTGGCGTCTCGCGTGATCGAGCGGATCGAGGAAGACAAGCTCACGGTCATTATCGACAAGGGCGCCGGCGTTCGGGTGGACGCGTACGTCGATGACATCGAGGAAGGGCGACACGTCCGCAAGATCCTCTATAACCCTGGCTCCACGCCGCCCACGATGGAGGGCGCACCACCGGTCACCGCAGACGTCTGGCGCCTCAAGCAGGAACTCTGGGCGAACATGCAGCACATGGCCGGGATCCACGACCCGAACCTGGGCCAAACGGAAGGCGGCGTCACGGCGGGTATCGCGATTGAGATGCTGCAGCAGTCGGACCGCACCCAGCTGGCGATCGCGCTAAATGCGATGGAGTCCGGGCTCGAGGACACCGCGAACATCGCGATCCTCTCGTACCGGTTCAACGCGCAGCCGTACCTGCAGCGCCTGGTGGGGCTCGATGACACCGGGAACCCCGACCAGGCCCGAAACAATGTGCAGGCGTTTACCGCTTTGTCCCAGGGCGGCGCCGCTTCCTGCATCGTGACCGCCGGATCGGCCACTCCCAAAACGCCCGCCGGCCGCAACCAGGAAATCCTGACGTACCTCCAGATGGGCCTTTTCGGCCCGGTCGGATCCCCGGATGCGGCGGCGATCGCCGTCCAGCTTATGAGCCTGTCACGCTCCGACCTGGTGCTTGACATGCTCCAGCAGCAGATCGCCCAGCGTCAGCAGATGGCCCAGCAGGCCGCGCAGCAGCAATCCCAGCAACTGGCCCAGCAGGCCCAGCACCAGCAGGACCTGGAAAACTTACGAAACCAGGGCAAGCTGCAAACCGAGGTGGTCCGCCAGGCCGGATCGATGCAGCGCGAACAGGCGGCGGTGGGCGGGAAGATCCTGCTGGCCGAGCAGCAGCACGGCCAGATCGGCGCGCAGGCGGCCCAGGGACACGCCCAGGCCCAGGACCAGGAATCGCTGCGGCTCATGGGCCAGATGCTGCTCGCGGAGCTTGGGCACCGGTCCCAAATGGAGATGCAGCAGCAAAAGCTTCAGTCCCAGCCCTCGCAAAGCTACGACAACGTGAACCAGGACTAAACTATGCCAAACCAACCAACGTTTACGGTCGCCTTGGACGATCCGGTCTCCCCCACGCAGCTGACCGCAACATTTATTCGGCCTGTCGCACCGGGTCCGCAGCCTGTCCCTCATATCGTCGATGTCACTGACAGCGCTGACGGGTATATGGGTTCTAAAACCGTGGTCGTACCTGCCGCCGCCCCGCTCGCCCCGGCTGCTCCTACTGGCCTGAAGGCAAGCAGCACCTGGGACGCTACAACGGGCAAACCCGCCAATACCCTGACCTGGAGCACGTCCGTGGGTGCAACCAGCTATGATGTCCTGCGCAATGGATCCGTTATCCAGACGGGTATCACTACGCCAAGCTACGTGGATGAGGGAGCAACACCTGGCGGCACGGTCGCCTATACGGTTATTGCTCGGGGGCCAGGGGGACCCTCTCCTGCATCGTCTCCGGCGGCCGTAACCTCTGCCAGCGCTCCCGTTGCAGCGCATGGGGTGGTTCTTCGGGCGGACGGCACGGTGACCCCTTTTGGTATCACCCCCGGCATCGAGCCACAGTGCCCTGCGTCGTTTTTGTGCCCAGGTCCAGCGGGAATGAAGTTCGTTCAGCTCTTGATCTCGGCATTTCGGAACTTTAACGGCGGTCCTGTTCCCGATGGCGTCATCGCGCAAATCGTCGCCTCAGCTCAGGATGCAGGCGTCTTTCAATCGATCATGTGGTTCGTGGAGATGGTCGCCTGTGATATGACCAAATCCAGCTTCACGGCTCCTGGACCTGGGAACGGTTTTGTCGCTTCGATCTATGCCTACCTCGGTGAGGCGTACGGCACGCAGCTCCTGTCTCCGAACTGCCAGCAGGTTGCCGGTGCCCTTCCCTTCGCCTTTAACGCGAACACCGGCAAGGTCTTGCATATGTCCTGGGTAACCCCTCGGCACTTTGGCGATAATCAGGGACCGGGAGACTGGGTCGGGTTCCAGCTTGCGGATAGGGTCGGCAAATGGATCTCGAATAAGTTCCTGCTCGGCGACTCGATGAATACGGTTGACAATGTTATCGCCAACTGGCAGCCAGATCAGTTCAACCTGGTGCTCCAGAAGGTCGTATCTACTCCCGGATTCGACGGAGCCGACAGCACCCAGACCTGGACCAACAACGTGCTGACGACCAACTGGATGGACATGGACCCGAACAATCAGGTGATCCGGGGCGGGGAGCAGAACTCTGGCCAGTACGAGAAAACCTTCGCCACGGATGGCTTGCCCTTCAACGCAATCTCAGCGAGCCGCCCCCTTCTTCGCAAGGATCTCTACTACCAGCGTATGGGGCTACAGGACTCCTTCGCGGCGTTCGAGGATGGGATCCAGCAGTTCCGCTCCGGATTGCTCCCGGTGGCCCAGAGCATGACGCTACCATCGGGTTACATCCTCCCGGCGTTCAGTGTCAATCAGTACCATCCCGCCCTCCACGAACTGGGTAACACGGGCGATGCTCCCACGATCATGCAGCTCACCAATCTTGCCGTAATTGTCGAGGACGTGATGCCGACCGGTAAGGTTTTGGGGTTCTGATGGTCACCTCCGTACGCATTCTGGGCCTTGACTACCCGGTTCTGGTCCAGTTCAAGGATACGGACACGTACCTTGACGGGAAGTTCGGTTATTTCGACGGTGTCCGGATGCGAATCGTGCTGGCCGCGAATAACGATCCGGGCGTTCAAGGCGAAGTGCTCCTGCACGAAATCGTCCACGCTATCGACGCTGCGATGCAGACAGGGCTGGAGGAAGACCAGGTGGGACGCCTTTCACGTGGTCTGTTCGCGGTTCTCAAAGACAACCCTGGGCTACTCGCCCACATTCTAAACGAGGTAAACCATGCCTGATCCCTCCCCAGGCGCGTCACCCGCGCCACCGGCCGCTCCTGGAGGCACGAGCGGCGAAGGAACCGCCCCTGGCGCTGTCCAGGGCGCGGTCGCGACACGTCTTGATTCCAGCACCGGCGCACTCTCCGACGGCTCCGGCGGTCCGGACTGGCCAAAACCGGTAGACGACCACGGAGCCGAAGCGAACCGGCGCAAATTACTCGGGCGCTGGGCTCCGGGAGCGCTGGCTGCCGAGGACGCTGCAAAAGGCGTGCCGCCGCCAGCCGCGCCGGCTCCTGCTCCTGCGGCTGCCGCGCCGCTGGTCGCAGATCCGGCGGCGCCTGCACCCGCGCCGGTGGGGTCCGTTCCCGCCCCGGAACACCAGGTAGACCCGACGATTCTGGCCGCTGCCCAGCAGTTCGCGCCGCTGATCCAGCAGCTCCAGGCGCAGGGGTACACGTCCGCTGACGCGGTTCAGGCGGCCTACGCCGAGCAAAGTGCGCTGGCCCAGCACCAGAGCGCCGTCGGTCAACGATTCCAACAATACAAAGCCGAAGTGGATGCCGGAAAGATGGAGCCAGGCGTGGCCGAGCGGCTCTTTAACATGGAAGCCCAGGCGATGGATCGCGAGTTTCAGGCCAATCGGTTGATCCGCCAGACGATGGTGCAGACGCAGTCCGCCACCATTGCCTCGATCCGCCAGGCGTACCCGTCCGTGCCCGCCGACACCGTCCAGGCGCTGGTGACCGCCAATCCGATGACGGCCCAGCAGATCGCCGGGCAGATCCACGCGGCGATCCAGGCGGAAGTGTCGCGCCAGGTCACGGTCCAGGCAGGACAGGCCCAGCGCCAGCAGCAGCTCGCGCCGGCCAGGGCCGCAGCCACTCCTGGCGGCGCACCCGCGGCCGCACCGGCCGGTGCCCAGGCGCAGCAGGGTTCCAACTGGAACGGTTGGCTAAACCATATGCGCGGTCTCGGGATGAAACTACCAGGCCGCACGTGATTCCATTCGCCGTCCTGGGCGACAGGAACGTGATTTATTTCACCTCTTTTCGGGACGTTTGCCGACTCCCATTGCCCCCTGTCCACCGACAGTGGGCCGCGCCCCCTGACGGTCGGACGTGGAGCCATCCATGTCCTTCGATTCTAATGCTCTCACACTCGCTGACTACGCGATGCAGAGCAATGATCCGGGGGTGCGGGAGCTGATCAAGGCGATCCTGCTGCCCACCTCGATCTTAAACGACATCCCGCTCATCACCAATCCGGCGCTTAAAGCCGAAGCTCTCCGGTTATTGCCCACCGGCCTGCCCGGCAGCTTTTCCGGCTGGGGACGCGTTAACAAAGACCCAACCGTCTACAAAGCGTCTTTTGAGGACTTCCAGGAGCCGATCTACCTGGTGCGCAACCTGATCCAGGTGGACGTGGCGCTCCTCGAATCCCCCAACTGGATCGGTGACCCGTTTGAGATGCAGCTTAGTGCCTGGCGTGACCACCTGAACTACGAGCTAAACACCACCTTTATCAACAACGACCCGATCGCCGGGAACGGGGATGCGTGGGTGGGGCTCAAGTCTCGTTTCACCCTTCCGCACTACAAGGTGCCCGCCCGAAACCTAATCGACGCGGGCGGTCTGAACATGAAGACATCCATGGCGGACGCCGACGCGGAAACTTTGATGGAGATCCTCGGGACCATGTTCGCCTTCGTCGGGTCGCCGGACGGTACCGACTGCGTGATCTACACCAACTACCTGATGAAAGAGCGCATGGCCCGTGCGTTTCGCCAGACCAAGCAGTGGCGCTACGACCAGGACGCGTTCGGGCGCATGGTCGAGAAGTTCCGGATGGCCACGGTTCGCGACCTCGGCTGGCAGCAGGACTCGGTCACCCCGGTCGTGTCGCTTTACGAGACCTCCGCCGGTGTCACCTCGGGCACTTCGACTGCTTACACCTCACTCTATGTGGTCCGCTACGGCAACACCACGTTTAGGGGCTGGCAGCGCAAGGAACTGAAATTGGAATACCTGGGCCGGTCGACGGAAACCGGTGTGAAGGAAAACGCACTGATTGACTGGGGCGTCGGCATCTTGCAACCGCACCCCTTTGCCATTGCCCGCGCGTTCGACATTCAGCTGGCATAAGGAGGACTCAAATGGCGGTTGATAATCTACTCGACATCACCGGTGGTTTTGTTACCAAAACGGCCACCTTTACGTCTAACCCGGTCGCACTCTCGACCGGGCGCACGCCGCTCCGCAAACCCCTGTGGATTCGCATCCGGTATAAGTCGGCGTCCAATGCGTCTGGGTCGAATACGGTTCAGTTTTCTGCTCAGGACCAGGATGTTACCAACACCTATTACGATAAGGAGTTCTCCCCGGTGATCACTTTGACCACCACCGCCCAGTCCGGCGAGTACTTCATTCCGCTGGTCGGTTTTGGTCGTTACTCGGCCGGGAACATCCAGTTCAAATGCACGATTGCCGGTGCCGGCTCAACGCCCACCGTTACCTTCGCGGCCGAAATCGTGAACGCGACCGGCTAAACCAGACCGCTTGCAAACGCCCTGGGCCCTCGCCCAGGGCGGGAAACCTATTATGGCCAAAGAGAATTTCGGGTTCTATTCAGCCCTCCCAGCAGTGATTGCGGCGTCTGGTTCTCTATCTGCCGCCATTGTGATGGAACGCCAGGGGATTGCCAGAATCATCGTCCCTACAGGCTGGACGGCTGCCAACCTCACCTTCCAGGTGTCTGAGGATGGGGTCACCTTCTACGAGCTGTACAACGACACAGGAACAGCCATCTCGGTCACTGTCCCTGTGACAACGGGTTGCGCCTTAAACCTCCAGCATACGACCTGGGGGATGGGATTCAACTACATCAAGATCAGATCCGGGACTGCTGGCTCTCCGGTGAACCAATCCAGCCAGGCAAACCTGACCGTTATCCGCAGACCACTCTAAGCGTTCCTGTCGCCGTCTCCTCGCTCGGAGACGCGAGCGGCGAATGAAACACCATGCTGACCCACCCCCTCATCACAGCAGATCCGACATTTGGGTCTATCCTCGCCTCCTGCCAGTTGTCTCTTGAGGAGACACCCGGCACCGATGAGGCGGTGGCATCCTTCGAGTGGCACCCGCACATCGTCCAGGCGGCAAACGATGTGGCGGGCGAGTCGGATTGCCATTTTGCGACCGATTACCTGGACCTTATCGCCGGCCAGGAAGACTACTGCCCGCCGCGTGTGTACCGGATCAAGGAGCAAAAAGTCCTGGATTCGGGCAGCAACTGGCAGCCGCTTATCATCAACACCCGGAAGCGGGCCCAGCGCCTCTTCGGGTCAAACTACGAAAACGATACGGCCGACCCGCCGCGCTATATCCTGATCGGCGGGGCCTCGGACGATTCCGGGGCGTTTCGGCTCTACCCGACGCCAGAAGTCTCTCGTTCCGCCGCCGTGTCCGTGTCGGGCTTTGCGCGGCCAGGGCGAATCTGGGCATGGGACTCGACCGGTGCGCCCGTGGCGTTTTCGGCAACCACCCCGTTTCCCTTGCCCGAGTGGGCGCTTCAGGCCACCATTACGAAAGCCTGTTACTACCGCTGCCGGCAAAAGGCCCGTAAAGACGCCTCCTACAAGATGATGATGCCGGTTTTTGAAAAAGACTACCTCTGGCAGATCGCCGAATGCCGAGCACGCGCCGCCGATTGGTACCGTGAGACCGCCGGCCGGAGACACCTGAAGGCATGAGCTGGACCCGTCAGCAACTGGAAAACGAGACGCTGCAGCTGCTGCGTTTGGCGTCAAACTCCGTCCGGGTGCAGCTCCCGACCGGCTCCGGCGGTTCGCCCACCATCACGAACTCTAACCAGCTCGGGCTCTGGTTTGACGAGGGCGTGAAAGAGCTCGCGATGCGCTGCTGGCCGGTGCTCGGGAAAGCGACCTGGACCTGGACCGCGAACCGACAGCAGCAGCTCTATAACACGGGCTCCGGGTTTCTCGACGGGGTGGGATCCACCGACGGATCCGAGCTGTGGAGCCCGGAAGTGGTTACCTGGGCCGGGTCGCCGCTCGAGCAATACGACCGGGAGCGCCTGGTTTTGGCAGGACTGAATCCGGTCACCGACACCGCCTCTATCCCGACCGGTTGGTACAAGCAGGGGCTGGGGTTCGGGTTTTATCCGGTGCCGACCACGTCCGATGCGGTGGTGGCGTACGGCCTCATGATCCCGCCCCGGCTCACCTCGACGGGCCAGAGTCTCACCTGGATCACGGACCGGGAAGCCTATTTTTTGGCGCTCTACGACGCCTGGAAAGTGGCCGCCGCCGCGATGGACGATCCGCTGCTCACGGCGCGCGCCCCGGTGTGGGGCACCGAGTGGCGCGCCCAGGTCAACAATTTCTGGATGAATCTGCCGGCTACGCTTCGTGCACGCCACTACCCGACCGAGCCCTACCCGGCTCCTCCCGAATAGAAACACAGCATGGCACTCACTACAGCGGAAGAAACCGTCCTGGCTCCGTTTGCGGATTCGCTAAACACGATAGCCACCCAGCAAAACATCGCACCTGCCACATTTGGCAGCGTACTGGGCACCGCCATGGCGTATGCGGTGGTGCTTCAGGCCATCTCCTTGACCAGTATCTCAATCCAGAACCAGCTGGCAGACACTACCGACCCAAACGCCATCGCAACTCTTACGGCTAACCGGCAAAGGTTAGACACGATGGCGGAAGCTATCTCCCGTCGGCTGGCAACAATCGGCGCAACAGCTGCGAACCACGTCTGGAGTTAACAGATGCCTATTGGAACCGGCGGGCCAATCCGCACCTTTAACGACATTGAACTGGGCGACGGCTCAGATGGGGCGCTCTCTGTTTCGACCACCGTCACCCTGTCTGCGGATGGGTTCTACTCCTCAATCACGGTAACCAGTTCTGGAGTCCTAAAAACTGCGGGCTACCGTCTGTTTTGCACAGGGACGTGTCAGATCCAGGCAGGAGGCATCATCCAGAACAATGGAAACAATGGGACGAATGGTGGCGCAACCACTGGCGGTACTGCTGGAGGAACCGTATCCGCGAACTCACTTGGTGGGGCAACCGCCGGTACAAACGGGGCGAACTCCAGCACCACGACATCTGCCCAGGCAACAGCCCCAACCGCCGCAGTGGGGGATGGTGGCTCAGGTGGGGCGGGTGG